CTAGGACTACAGTTCTTTCATCTTCTGCTGGGGCTCCAACCAAAACTAACTTTACCGCTGGCGCAAGTGGTCTTGAGGTGTTTATTACTCAACCAGCCGAAGAAGCGGTTTATTTAAACAATGCTACAGGCCTAGTTGAAATTGGCGGTAATGGCACAAACACTGTGTCGTTTACTAATATCAACACGACTAACTTAACAGCTACAACGGTAACACTTACAAACGGAACAATTACTACTAACGCTGCAAACGCAACTGACATTACAAACAAACAGTATGTAGACGGTTTAGTTTCCTCTGGTATACATTTTCACGAACCTGTTTTAGTTGAAGAAGATGTAGCTTTGGTTGCTGTATATGCCCAGCCAAACGGCGCTAGTAATGGCGTAGGCGCAACACTTACAAATAACGCTGCTAATGCCGCTCTTGTTGTTGATGGTGTAAGCGTATCTAACACAGCCCGTATTTTGGTATATGCACAGGCTAATGCGGTACAAAACGGTGTATATACAGTTACTAATCCAGGTAATGCTTCTGCACAGTGGGTATTAACCCGTGCAACCGATGCCGATACATTTGGTTTGACTAGTCCTGATAATTTAGGAGAAGGTTCAACTTTCTTTGTATCGTCTGGTAATACAGGCGCTGGTCGGACGTATACATGTAATACAACAGGCACGATTACGTTTGGCACTACAGATATTACATTTGCGCAGATTAGTTCTTCCCAAATTTATTCTGCTGGTACAGGTCTTAACCTTTCCAACTTAACATTTAGTATTTCAAATACAGCCGTTACTGCAGCGCAATATGGCAACGATGGGGCTGTTGGACAATTTACAGTCAATGCTCAAGGCCAACTTACCAATGCAGCCAACGTATCAATCAATGCTTCTAGTATCTCTGTAGGTACTTTAGCCAATGGTAGAACAACAGCCGCTTCTGCTAATGGCGCATCGACTATCGTAGCCCGTGACTCTAACGGCGACTTTACTGCTAATACCATTACGGCAACCACATCTAACGCCACGACTTTTAACGGCACAACTGGTGCGTTTACCAACGTATCAGGCAATGGCGTAGCTCTAACAGCTATCAACGCCTCAAACATAGCTAGCGGAACCATAGATAACGCCCGTACAACAGGTAATACAGCAAATAGCGCAAGCACAATAGTCCTTCGGGATACAAATGGTAGTTTTGGGGCAAATATTATTTCTGGTGCTTTTAGTGGTGACGGCTCAGCAATTAACGCAATTAACGCTTCTAACATCTCGTCTGGAACCATAGCTAACGCTCGTACTTCTGCAGCTTCCGCTAACGGAGCTTCTACGATTGTTCTTCGTGACGGGTCTGGTGGTTTTGGCGCAGGCGATATTACATCTCTTTCTATTTCTGGTAACGGTGTAGCCTTAACCGCTATTAATGCGTCCAACATTGCTTCAGGGACTATTGATAATGCCAGGACTTCTGCTTCTTCTAGTAATGGTGCTTCTACTATTGTTTTGCGGGGAGCTTCTGGTGAATTTGCTGCTGGGGCAATAACAGGTACATCCTTCTCTGGTGATGGTTCTGCTGTTTCAGCTATTAACGGCTCTAACGTAACTACGGGGACTGTAGCTGTTGCTCGTGGAGGAACAGGCGCTAATACTTTAACAGCTAATAACGTTGTTCTTGGCAATGGTACAAGCGCTGTTCAGTTTGTGGCTCCTGGTACAACAGGTAATATATTAACGTCTGATGGTACTACGTGGACTTCCGCAGCTGCTGGCGGTGGTTTTGCTGCGGGTACGGTTATGTTGTTTGCGCAAAATACAGCGCCGACTGGCTGGACTAAAAATGTATCTACAGGGGATAACTCAGCGTTACGTGTCACAACAGGTGCAGCATCTACAGGCGGCTCTGTAGGGTTTACTACAGCATTTGCAAGCCAAGCCGTAACAGGAACAATTGCTAATCAAACTGCGACTAACCAAGCCTTTACACCATCAGGTTCGGTAAGTATTACGGCAGTTTCTGGTAGTGCTGGAAATACAACACTTACTATTCCTCAAATTCCTAGTCATAACCACCCAGGACCGGGCGGTGGCTGTAGCAGTCCTATAATCCTTAGTGCTAATTATAGTACAAGCCCATCTGGTACTGGCGAGCCCGCTAAAAGTGTTTTTGCTCAAGGTGGTGGTGGTGCACATAGTCACCCATTTAGCTTCTCAAGTGGCTCTGGTACATTTAGTGGTAGTCCTGCAACAGTTGTGCAAAATGCACATAATCACACCTTTACTGGCACTGCAATTAATCTTGCTGTTCAATATATTGACGTTATTCGTGCAACTAAGGATTAATAATGGGAACACTTAAAAACGGTACATTTTGTCCATTAATTAAAAAAGACTGTGTAGGTCTTACTTGTGCTTGGTACACCCGTGTACAAGGCTATGATATGAATAGCGGCAATCAAGTAGACAACTATGAATGTGCAATATCGTGGCTGCCAATGCTGCTTATTGAAAACTCAGGGCAGCAAAGACAGACTGGCGCCGCCGTAGAATCGTTTAGAAACGAAATGGTTAAAGCTAATGAAACTCAGACTAAATTAATACTTGCAACAGCTTCTGGTGAATCACAACAACCCAAATTACTTAGGAGTATTGAATAATGAAGTTAACTATTATCCCTGTTGACGGATCGGTTGGTGAAGACGACGTTTTTTATCTTAACCTTGATTTAAGTTCTTGTGCTATTCCAGCAAATGTTCATGCCCTTCAATGGGAAGATACTGCTGGTTGGATTGAATTTAATACCCCGATAGAAAATCAACCTATTACTGAACTACCAGCGTGGGCAAATTGTTGCATGACTAAATGGACTGAAGCTAACACCCCAGTGCCACCAACAGTAGCACAAAATAAATCAACTGCGGTAAGTAAATTACAGGCAACCGATTGGACTACTATTCCTGATGTTGGCGATCCAACAAAAAGTAATCCGTATTTAAGCAATGTTCAGGACTTTGTGACGTATCGTAATGCAGTACGTCAGTATGCAATTAATCCTGTGGCTGGTGATATTAACTGGCCTACACTACCACAAGAAGTTTGGACAACTGTTTAGGAGCTATAAATGGCTGACGCTATACCAACACCGTATGAAATTAATTCTTTAAAAGGCACTTACTACGAGTTTCCTAAAAAAGAAGATATTCTTGGGGGGCATTATCATTCGCAAGGGCAGGGGCACATAACTATTGTTCAATCTGGTTGTGTAGCAATTAAATCTCTCTATTTAGATCAGGCTTGGGAAAAAGTTGGTAAAGCTGGTGATGTATTTGATTTGCCTGATGAACAATGGCATGAAATTGTGGCTTTAGAAGACAATAGCAAAATATTAAATATTCAAAAAGGTTAAAATGAGACAAGAGCTTGAGCAAAATAATTTTTTGTTTGTTCCTAATTTTATTAGTCAGGAACGTGCTCAAGTATTAAATTCTTGGTTACTTACTGAACGAGATGATGGGCGTTTAATTGATGATCCTCGTTCCCATGAAGGATTATTTGGCAAAGTCTATCAAGATGCTATTCCATTTTTAGAATTGCTTTGTGAAAAAAGAAATGAAATTAGCAAATTAGTAGAAGAATCTGTACTGCCAACATATTCTTATTGTATTGTTTATGGCCCAGATAGTCAGTTAATTAGACACGTTGATAGATCTGCTTGTGAAGTTAGTTTAACTGTGCATCTTGGCGGTGATACAAAATGGCCTATATTTATTAAAAAACCTTCTGGTGAAGAAATATCATTTGAATTAAATCCTGGTGATGCTATAGTTTATCTTGGATGTGTTGCAGAACATTGGAGAAAAAAATTTACTGGTCAATATTACAGTCAAGTATTTTTACATTATGTTCGTAGTAATGGCCCTAATGCTTGGGTTTATTTTGATAAAAAACGATGAAAGAACTAAAAGACTACATCGTCATTATGAATAATATTATGCCTCCACCTGTGGCAGACGCTGTGTTGGCTGAGTATAAAAACTGTGATGGTTGGATTAATGCCATTATAAAAAATGGTGAAGATTTAAATGTTCGTAATTGCCAAACAATTGGGATTTCTTTTGAAAGTATTATCTCAAAAAATTTAGAAACACGTAAAAAAATAGACGAAATGGTTTTTGCTGTGGCAAGTCAAGCCATAAAAGAATATGCACAACGTTTTGATAGCACCATAATTGAACAAGATTCTGGTTATGATTTATTAAAGTATGAAGTAGGTGGTTTTTATACACAGCACACTGATTCGTTTAAAGACAACCCCCGTGTAGTGTCGTGCTCTTTTATACTTAATGACGACTACGAAGGTGGTGAATTTGCGTTTTTTGACCGTGAGTTAGTGTACAAACTTAAAAAAGGGTCGTGCATTATGTTCCCTTCTAATTTTATGTACCCCCATGAGATAATGCCCGTAACAAGTGGTACACGGTATTCAATTGTTACTTGGTTTATATAGGATAGGTCATGACCTTTGGCTTCTCGCCCTACGCAGCGGCGCCGTTTGCTGATACTGGTGAGGCTAGTCTTGGTATTTCAGTCCAGTTAACTGGGGTTTCGGCTGTAGGTGTTGTAGGTACGGTTGATATAAGTTCTGGGCAAACGATAGATGTAACAGGCGTAAATGCTGTAGGTGCGGTTGGTAGTGTAATAATTGAAGCCGATGGAAACGTTGTACCAACAGGTGTTAATGCTGTAGGTGTAATTGGCAGTGTTGCAATAGTTGAAAGCGTTACGATTGAATTAACAGGTGTAAGTGCAATTGGTGCTTTAGGTAACGTAGAAGCTGCGGCTAGTGCTGATGTTAATGTTACAGGTGTAAACGCAATTGGCGTGGTTGGCACAGTTGATTTAAGTCTTGGATGCACGGTTGATTTAACGGGTGTTAGCGCTGTAGGCGTAATTGGTAACGTTTCAATAGTTGAGAGTGTTACGATTGAATTAACAGGTGTTTCTTCTATAGTTGCACTTGGTAATGTAACCGCAACGGCGGGAGCAAATGTTAGTGTTACAGATGTTCTTGCAGTAGGTCAAGTTGGTACAGTAACAGTAGCTGCAAATGCTAATGTTAATTTGACTGGCGTTAGAACAGTTGTTAGACTAAATAGGGTCAATGTTTGGAGTTTAATTGATCCAGTGCAAGTACCTAATTGGACAGAAGTAGCAGCAGCTTAAGGATAAATTATGGCAAGTACATTTTCACCAAGTTTAAAGCTAACCCTAATGGGGGATGGCGATCAAGCAGGTCTTTGGGGCCAAACTACCAATACCAACCTAGGTACTTTGATTGAACAGGCTATTACGGGTGTGCAGTCTATTACTATGTCGGATGCTAATTACACCTTAACTAGCTTTAATGGGGTAACAGACGAGGCTAGAAATGCTGTTTTGGTAGTTACTGGAACAAACAATGCCGTTAGAGACTTAATCCCCCCAGTCGTAGAAAAACTCTACATCATTGCTAATAACACTACAGGTGGGTTTGCAATCCGTGTCATAGGGGCTTCTGGTACGGGTGTAAATATACCTAACGGTGCTACTCAAGTTGTTTACTGTGACGGAGCTAATTTTATTGCTGCTTCCGCTGCATTTACAAATGGGTCTGTTTTATCCGTTTCTGGTGGTGGTACAGGTTTAAGTACGTTAACTGCCAATAACGTCATACTTGGCAATGGCACTTCAAGTCCTACTTTTGTAGCACCAGGCACCACTGGAAACGTTCTTACTTCTAATGGCTCAACTTGGGCATCTACGGCACCATCTCCTGAATTTGCATCTGGTACTAGAATGACATTTAATCAAACCAATGCTCCCACTGGATGGACTAAGAGCACTAGCGTAGATAATGCAGCATTTAGAGTAGTTAGTGGTAGTGTTAGTTCAGGCGGTTCAGTAGATTTTAGTACGTTATTTGCTGCTTCTTCTAGTGCAGTCCCATCTGGTTCGGTATCAATCAGTTCTATTTCTGGTTCAGCAGGTGCAACTACATTAAGCATCCCACAGATTCCTAGTCATAACCACCCAGGACCGGGCGGTGGTGACTCCACTCCTATAATCCTTAGTGCTAATTATAGTACATCCCCATCTGGTACTGGCAATCCCGCTGTAAATGTTTTTGCTCAAGGTGGCGGTGGGTCGCACGATCATCCGTTCTCATTTAGTTCTGGATCAGCAACGTTCTCTGGAAACGCAATTAACCTTGCTGTGAAATACGTTGACTTAATTATTGCTCAGAAAAACTAAGGAATTATCATGATTAAAACTATTCAAGACTCAATGGACGGTGGCGAATTTAAGCCACGCCATACCATTGAAATTTACTGCCCTAACTGTGGGTACGATGTTTCTGAGGCTGAGTTAGCTGCCAAAATGTGCAGTGATTGTGGGCATAGCCTTGAAGAACCAGAGCAACACGTAGCTATCGTGGTTGCCAATATGTCGTTTGGTGGCTCTACTCTTTGAGGCAAAGAACAGTGAGATATGTCGGACGAACTGGGTTTATCGGCTGGTGCCAAGGGGATCAGCGAGGGGCTTAAGACTGGGCGTGAGGCTGGGCGAGAGATTGGTAAGAACATCGAGGATGTTCAGAAGGAAGCAGTAGATGTAGCGAAGG